GACCATGCGTCGCGGCGAGAGACGAACGCCGAACCGAAAATATGCCCAGGCTTGCAGTACTTCTCGAACACCCACCGATGCTGCGGCCAGAAGCCCGGCGTCGCCAGTGGCGGCTCGGGCCAGATGCGCGGTATCGCCACCACCACACGCGGACCTGGGTCCAGCAGCATGCGCCGGAGCTGCTTCGCGAGCGACGGATCGCCCGGCTGCGTCTTGGCAGAGCGCTCGGTAGCGACCTTACATTCACCATCCCCGAAGCGGCTCAGGCTCAGGCGGCGGTTGGCAACGTCGAGCAGGGTGCTCCATTCGTCCATGCAGCGGGGTGGGGTCACTTCGGCACCCAAATCTGGTCGTCATCCACGCGCGTCGCCAGCCGATAATCCCGCGCCTCCAGCCACCGCTGCGCACCGCCGAGCGCGAACCCGTGCCATGGAGCGTGCGGCATGTCCTCGATCAGCACGACGGGGCGGTATTTCTCGATCGTCGCCGTGCCGCCCTTGAGGGCAGCCTGTTCGTACCCCTCGATGTCGAGCGCCAGGAAGTCCAGCGCCGGCAGATCCAGGCTGTCTATCGTCACCACGTCGACCGTTCCGGCGTGCTTGCCACGCCCCAGCTCGTTAGGGCGGTGCTTGCCGGTATTACTCAGGGAGCGATACCACGGCAGCGTGCCGCACTTGGCGCCGAGGGCGGCCTTGATGAGGATCACACTGTCATCATCGATGTTGAGTGCCGCGCACCGGAAATTCACCTCATCGGCCTCGAACGTGTACACGCGCTTGAAGAGAGCGCTCAATTGCAGCGGCCAAATGCCGACATGCGCGCCGGCTTGCACCACCACATCGCGACACTTCACATACTCCAGCGCCGCGTCGATATGCTCCTCAGCCTGCCGCTTCCACTTCTCAAACGACCCGCCTACCTGCGCCGGGAGCCACCAGCCGCTTTCGTGCTGCGCGATCTCCGTGTGGATCGGCTGCTCGGTGCGGAGCTTGCCGGTCATGCCCCCAAGATCCGTTCCATCACCCAGACGGTGCCGAAACACCAGAATATGAAACCTGCAGTGCCGAGGGCAAAACCGAGCGCCATGCCCCTGGCCGAAACCCCGCCGTCCGTGGCCAGGTATCTGTTGAGCAAAAAGGCGGCCCCAACCGGCACGCATAGCGCCAGGGCGAGGAACATGACCACGATAATCATACGTCCACACTGTCCTCGCGACGATCCAAGAAGTACTGCCTCACCTCGTCGCGCAAATTCTGCATGCGCTCGCTGTCATCTTCGGCCCAACGCCAGACGCCCTGACCGCGATTCATTCTCAGGTCGAGATACGGGTTGAATTGGTTTCGAACCAAGATGCTCCAGCGGTCGTGATATCGACGATTCACTTTCTTGCCATGCCACCAATGCGTGATCATGCCGGGGACATAGCCGACGTTGCGCCGGATGTGCGCCTTAGCCAAGCGCTGCCAAGCTAACACCGAGTCCTTGTAGCCTTGCGTTACCTGACTTGGGTAGGATAACTCGGCCTTGCCCACAAGGCCCATGCTCATGTGACGATCCGCTGCCCCAAGGCAGGCAGTGTCCAACAATCCGCCAATTTCCTCCCAGGCCCTGCGCGTACAAGCCCACGCATAGCCGGGATGATGTTGACTGTCGTCATACCTGCCGGTTTTGGTCGGGATCTTATTCAGATACCCATACATGAAGCTGGTTGTCGTCTTGCCTGGGTCAACTGGGCTATGCTGCGGGCAAAGGTCCATGGCGTGTGACCACGGCTGTACCACGTCATAATGATTCAATGCCGAAATCGTATCAGCGACCCAGTTGGGATTGTGGAACTGAACGTCGGCGTCGATCCACGCGCACATGCGCCAATCTTCCGGCAATTGCGAGATGCCGAGGTTGAGAGCCGACTCTTTCGACCAAAGAACGTCCCGCGTCCGCACGCGAATAAGGTTGAAGTGCCGGTTGGCCAGCTCTTCCTTGCGCTCGACCAGCCGATCGTAAATGCGATCGGCCAGGGTAACGCGATCGTCATATACGACTTCTACGGCTGTCACATGAACGCCAGCCCTGAGCATCTGCTCAAGGAACCGTTCAAACAGCTCGTACCGGCTGTTAAACTGCCAGGGGTTCGAGATCGCCGTTACAACGTGGAGCGAACTGGTCACGCGACGAACCCCGGAGTGGACTCCCCGCCAAGGTGGTAGGTCACGTTTTCAATGACCCGCGCCGTCAGCAGTGGGCGCTTCAACGCCATGTCCTTGACGCTCCTGGAGCCGGCCATCAGCTCGCGCAGGGTGTGCGCCTGCAGTACGCACGGCTGCCCAGGATAGTGCGCCTCGCCGATCTCGTAGCCAGGCGCAAACGGCCGCCAGTCGATGAGCTTTCGCGTGCCCAGCAGATACCGCCCCGCAGGCGCGCGAGGGCCGCTACGGCACTTCATGGCGCCCTGCAGCCGCACGCACTCCAGGCCGAGATCCACGCAGCCTTTCGGGAACGGGCGGACCCACTCCTGATCGGCTTCGAGCACCAGAACCCACTCGTCATCGGCGCAGACATCGACGAGCGCCTTCAGCGCCGCGAACTGGCCATGACGCTCGCTGGGGGCGTAGCATGACTGGAACCCAGCCTTGCCCGCCGCCTCGCAGTTGAGGAGCGTCTCAGACCCGTCGTCAGCATGGATCAGCCGGAAGTGCGCCGGGTTGTTGTGCTGCAGGAACGTCCGCAGCGTGGTGCGGGTGGCTTCCTCGCGGTCGCAGGTGAGCAGAGCCACAGTGATCACAGCCGCACGTCCTCCATCGGTATGGCCCACACAGCGCCTTCGAGGCGGTCATGCCACGGCAGCAGGCGATCGATCACGCTGGCCACGCTGTGGTGGTCCCAGTCGTGGCCCAGGAGCCAGCCATTTGGCTTCAGGGTATGCGCCCAGGCGCGGATATCACGCTCGACGCCCTCGGCCGTGTGGTCGGCGTCGACAAACACAAAGCAGAGGCTGGCACTCGGCACCAGCTCGGCCGCCTGCCATGTCGGCATCCGCATGATCTGCAAGCGGCGGGGAAACTCGCCGGCAATGTCTAGCACACCACGATGGGCGGCATCCATGTCCACGTCGGCATAGGATCTGTAGCCGTTGTCCGCCGTTGTCCGCCGTTGTCCGTTGTCCGGCGTGTCCAGCGCGGGGTCGCCGGGCTGCCAGGTATCGACAGCCAGCATCCGCAGCGCGGGGCACGTCTTCAGCAAATGTCGCGTCGTATGGCCGTGGAGCACGCCCAGCTCGGCGCCAGAGGTCCAGCGGTGCGAGCGGACGAGCTGCGCCAGAACCTCGGCGCGCTTTGGCGGCTTGGTCATCGACGCCGCCGCACAACCTCGGCGTTCCACTGGCACCAGCGGCTATGCTTCCGCTGAGCGGGGGTACGGCAGTTCCGCCGGTACTCCCGCCAGCGATCGAAAAACTCCAGCATCGCCGGGCCGAGCCCGCAAAAACCCACAATAGCGAGGAGCATCGTGCTGAACACGATGAGCAGCGCGTCCATCATGCCGCCTTCGCCTTGTTCCTGCTGCCCTTGGGCCTTCCGCCGCGCCGCTTCGGTGCTATAGTTGGCGTAGCATCGGAGGACGCATGGCTAAGATCGGAACCGTCATTTTCTGCACCGAGGAGGAGGCTGCCGGAGGCTTCAGCATCGAGGCTGATGGCGGCGTGCTCTACGGCGTCGTCACCCCCGATGGGAAGTTCTACCCCATCGCCGTGAGCGAAGCCGGAGAGAGCGTCATCATGCCCCCCGGCGGCATCGACCTTGAGGTCATCGCCTCCACCTAAGTCCTCAGCTCCCGCAACGTCAGGCCCGGAGTGTATCGGATCGTGAGTGAACTCGGCTGCCTGCCCTACCCCAGGGATCTCTGCGACGAGCCCAAGGGGCTGTTCAACCCTGCTGATACCGATGCCGTCCGCGCCTACGTCGGCTGGCTCCGGGATCAGCTCATCTGGCAGCTCAACTGCCGCCCGTCTGACCCGTACACACCACAACCCATCGTCGAGCCGCCCCCAACCGGGAGCCACGGCAGCGAGGATGGCGCGCGTACCGAGGTCGCGGGTGTCGTCACCCATGAGCCAGCCGCCATCGCGGACCAGCCCTGCATAGACCCCACCGACGTCGGCCAGGTCGTCACCCAGCCCGAGTAGCACGGCGGCATCGAACGTGCCCTCGGGCACCGCATCGGGCTCCAGCAGCGTCACACGGTCATAGGCCGCGCACAGCTTGCGCAGCCGCTCCTCGCGCGCCCGCTGCTTGATGCGCTCTGACGGCTGATCGCTCTTGGCGGGCCATTCCGGCACGATCACCAGCGACAGCCCACGGCATGCGGCCACGAGGCGGCCCATGATGTCCACGTCGCTGATGCCCACGAGGGCGAGGCGCTTCCACATGTGGCGCTTGGCATAAGTTTCGAGCTGACTCGCTCGGGGCCTAAATCTGAGGCGGCGTTTCATGGCCGATCCACGACCCTGAACTGTATGCGCTGATGCCACCTCGGACGCAGCCCCCACTCGTCCCAGTTGGGGCGATGAGTGCTGATATGCTTGACGTTTCTCTCCCACACGGGATCGTCGGCCATCAGCCGGGCAAGCGCGATTTTCTTCGTAGGCGAAACGACCGTGGCAATCAGCGCCCGCTGTGGCGGAACTTTGGGGTGATAGGTAGTGAACACGTAAACCGCCGGGGTTCTCACTTACCCTTGCCCTTCGGCGTCACCTTGACGTGAAGATGGAAGTCTTCGCCGTCCACATCGACGATCTGGATGTCCTCATGGTCCGCGTCCATGACGATCACCTTGCCCTTGCGGCGCCATTTATCAGCGTCATCACTGGCGGCTGCGTCGCGGATCATCCACATGGGCGCAACGGTGACCAGCAAACCCAGCGGCTTGCCGTCTTCGGGGTCGGGCTTGGGGGCGGGCATTAGAGGCCAATCCAGCGCTTGAGGCGGTTAGCTAGCACGGCGCTCTTTGAGCGCTGCGGGTCGCGCAGCACACGTTGCGCAGCTTCTTTGGTCTGCGCCCGCGCCTTCATCTCATTGTACGAATACGCATGCACGAAGCCAATCGGGTTGCGCTCCGGCACGTGGAAGATCGCATTGCCGTGACGGTCGAGCAGGCCGGTGTCGCGCGCGTCGTCCTCAGGCTCGTGGACGGTGGTGCCGTTCAGAAACACCTCGTCGCTGCAGTAGTCATAAGCCTGCGGGCGGGTGCGAGTGCGGTAGGCCATTAGTTCGCCATCTCCTTGACGTTGCCATCGCCGCTCGCGGCCTTGCGGCTGATGCGCTTCTCTTCCAACTCTTTCTCGATCGACAGCTCGTACATCTTCAGTTCGCGCTGCTGACGGAGCGTTTCCATCGCCAGCTGGTACTTCTGCGCCATGTCCTCGCGCTGAACGGCTAGATCCATCGCCTTGGACTCACGTTGGACGGCGATATCAGCTTCATGCGCCCGCTGGGCTTGATCAGTCGCGAGCGTCGCTTTCTGCATTTCCAGGAGCGAGTCAATCTTCGCCTTCTCCAGATCGACCTGCCCTTTGACCTTCGCCTGTCCCTCGGCCTTCGCGCCCTCGACCATGGCGGCCATCTGCGCCTGTTCGAGGGCCTGCTGCTTCGCAGCCTCCTGCGCCTGCTGCATGGCCTGCTGCAGTTCCTCGGCGGTCATTTCCTTGAAGTACCTGGCGGAATCTTTTCGTCCTGTTAATTCACACAATTCCGCCAGTGATTGCCGATACCCCTCCATGTCGGCCAGCGGCGAGCCCGTCGCCAGCAGCTGCTCCTGCTTGGCCAGGATCACCATCAACCCCTGCATGCGCTCGTTTCTGGTGCCGGTGCCCAGGCCGACACGCGGCTGCGCGTCCATCTCCGGGTTCCACTGGCTCGGCGTGACCTCGACCCACTGGTTGCGCAGGCGGATCGTCTTCGCCTTGTCCTGGTACTTCACCGACAGCCGCAGGATGCCCCGGAACAGCGGGCGCATGATGCCAAGCGCATACTCGCGGATCAGGTGCTCCATGCGCGCCTGCGGGCCGAGTACCACGGCCTTGGCGCCGTCGCTGGTCTGCCCCTTCATGATGTCGGGATCGAGGCCCTGCGACGCCTCGCTGACACCCGTGCGCTTGGCTGCGATGTCATTGAAGAACTGGAGATAGGCGAATGCCTTGTCGCCGACGTAGGGCACAACGTGCCACGCCAGCAGGGACGGATTGTCCGTGCGGATCGGCCCGCCATACCAGCTTTTGAGGTCGGTGAAGGCGGCGTCATCGGTCGCCGGCACTACCTCGCGCGGGTGATTGCAGCGGTGGAAGTTATTCAGCGACCCGCGCATCAGCGATGTCTGCATATCCTGCAGGTCCATCGTCTCTTCGACTATCCCCGTGCCGATCGGCTCATGCGGCACACGGTAGGGTGAGGCAACTATGTAGCCGCCCTCGTCCGTATCCTTGGCCTGTACCAGCACATGCTCGTCACCAAGGCACAGCACGCGGTAGGGCTCGGCAATGCCGTCGCCGTCACGGTCCAGCCGCACGACAGCCTCGACCAGGCGCACCACGTCCAGCGCGCTGTCGCCCGTCTCGTGCTGTCCGTCGCGGTTCTGGTCGCTCGTGGTGCGCCTGCCCCAGCCGTCCTGGCTGCCAGTGCCGGCGCCTGTCTGGCCCTTGTGCGCCAGCACCACGTCGAGCGGGACGCCCATCGCGACGATGTCGCTCACAAGCCGGCGGCGATCGGTGCCAATCAGCAGCGGTTCCTCGCGCGACTGACTGAACGGATCGATCAGGAACTCGTCGTGCGCGATCGAGCCGATGCAGATGCGGGACTTGTCCTCGCTGACCTCTTCGATGGAGATGTCGAACGCGTACTCTGGCGCAAGCTGCTCGACCGGCTGCCCATCGGGGCCTTGCACCATCTGCGGCACAAGGATCTCGCGAGGCTTCGCCTCGAATACCACGTCCTGCTTGGCATCAGCCTCAGCCTGCATCATCAGCATGGCTTCGTGGCTGACGCCGGTCCACTCGTGCTTCGTGCGGCGCTTGTCTACCTTCCAGTAATACTCAACCGCAGCGTAGATCACGCCCCAGTTGACGATGCAGTCCTGCATCAGGTTCTCGCCGTCGTTCTCCACCTTGTAGACGTAGTTCGCGTAATCGGTGGCCTGCTCGCAGAATTCCTCGTCTTCCTTGCTCTGCGGCGTGTAGGCAACCGCCTCGTCGCTGGCGAGAAACACCCGCGCGATCTCAGGCACCATCATGCGCAACTGGTCGGCGCAGGTGCGGATGACTACCGATGAGCCCTCGTAGAAATCCTCACCGTCCTCGACGATGATCTCGTTTGCCGGGGGCGCATCCACCTTGCCCTGATAGTATTTCCACGCCCGCCTGGCGCGCGCCTGGATCGTATCGTCCATGTGCGAGCGGGCTGCCTCGATGAGCGCCTTCACGGCGTCGGCGAAGTCCTCGTCTTCGAGCGGGTCCTTGACGGGGGGCTTCTCGGCCTCGGGCGCAGCTTCGCCGCCCTGGTCCATTCGAGGATCGGGCGGCAGTTCGAGCATGTTGGTAGCCTAGGTGGTGGGGATCTGGAACTCGCCGCTTTCCACGTCGTCGGCAGCGGTCATCAGGGCGCGGTATGTCATCTCGTCGCCGCCGTCGCTCTCGGCCTCGCGGCGCAGGTACTCGGCGATCTGCGTCCGCTCACCGCCCGGCGCCTCGAACGGCGCGCAATCGCACTGCCCCTGCGGGTGCCAGCTTGCCGGCAGGCTCTTGCAGGTCCAGCGATGCTGCACGTTAGTGGTCGGCGCTGTGGTAGTCATCGCGGATACGGAGCAGCACGGTATCGAGTTCGCGGGAGTATTGGTAGTTGCGGGCCTCCAGCGCCTCGATGCGGGCGAGGAGGCTGCGGAGGAGCGGATAGAGATTATAACTCCGTATCCACCCTTCCTTGAGCGCCCATGCCAGATCGTCATGCGAAGGATCGGCTGGCTTTTCGCTCACGTCGCTTCCCATGTGCTTCCCAACTGCTCGTTACGCGCCGGATGCCCAGCAATTGCTGGCAAGACACCCTGTTCCCTAGGCAGAGGCTGTGCCGTCGAGCACGTAGGCGACGTATTCAGCGGCTTCGGAGAGATTGCCGGCCTGCTCGACCGCCCACACGCGCAACTCCTGCGCCGTGGTTAGCCCGTCGTCATCGTCAGCCTTGGCAGCTTCAGCCTGGGCGTCGAGGCGACCCTGGCGGTAGCCGGCCTGCCATGTGTCCTTGACGGGCGCGCCATTCAAGCATTCGTAATCATCGCTTGCGGCTGGGAAGCAACACTTGCCAAGCACGCACCGTGCCGAGCACGGGCCGAGGTCGCACCCGAGCTGCACCACCGGCTCATCCGCATCATCCGGCCGGGCGAGCACTGCGGTCAGCCAGTCGCGGAGGCGGGCGGCTTCGGCCTGATCGAACTGACGCGAATAGCCGTCAATGCTCAAGAACAAGCCGCTCTCATCAAAGGCCGCGACCATGTTCCCATCGTAGCCGCTGAACGATTCGCCCTTCATCATCTCTCCTGTCACACCACCCAGCGCGCCTGTCGGGCGGGCGAGATGGCTGGCGTAAGTGCCTTCTGCCTGTCGCGGTAGGTCACGGCGAAATAGCGCATCGCGTCCGCCGTGTGGCTCGTCCAGTCGTGGAGCGGGGTATTGCTGAGCACCTTGCGCTTTTCGTCATATTGCGATCGGTACTGTCGCAGTGCCGCTAGACCCCGCTCACACTTCTTCGCATCGAACCACATACGCGGCAGCACCACGCGAGTTGCCTGGATACCGGCGTCAATGGACAGGTTCGGTGCTTGTTTCGGCTTCACGCCCATGGCCGACAGCAAATCGGCAACCGATTTGCCGGTGCCCAACTGGTTGGAGAAGGCATCGTGCGGCAGGATGTGGTCGCGATAGCTGTAGGGCTTCTGCGAGAGCACGCCGGCATAGTGCGCGATAGGCAGGCCGGACGCCTCGTAATGATCGATGA